GCCGGATACCTGAGGCAAGACAACCGCCTGTTCCGTGTCGTAGATGTAATCACCCCAGTCATCGCTGCCGATGTCTGGACCGAAGCCCCCTAGGAGTAACCATGGCTAAAGGCGCGGCCCTCGGGGCCAGGTTCGTGATCGACGGATACCCCATCAGTAACGATGTTGGTTCCGTATCCCAAATCGCCTGCCCGCAGGGGCAGTTCAATGTGACAGGTCTCGACAAGACAGCCCACGAACGTATCGGGCTGCTCCGCGACGGTGCCATCTCGTTCGAGCCGTTCTTCGGGAACACCGACACCACCGGCTCCCACGATGTCCTCAAGACCCTGCCAACCACCGACCGGGCCATCACGTTCGCTGTGTCCAACGCCGTGGGCGCTGCTGCCGTATCGATTGTGGGCAAGGAAGTCAACTACGACGGCAACCGTGCCGCCGACGGCAGCCTCATGTTCGCCTCGAACATGGTCGGCAACGGCTACGGCATGGAATGGGGCAAACTCCTCACCAACGGGATCGTGACCAGCACCGCCGCAGAGAACCTCGCATCCCGAGACGATGGAGCCGCCACCACCTTCGGTCTACAGGCGTACCTCCACGTACTGGCGTTCACTGGCACCAGCGTCACCGTGACCCTGCAAGACTCGGCAGACAACAGCTCGTTCGCTGCGTTCACGGGTTCAGCGTTTACCGCCGCCTCCGCTATCGGTTCACAGCGAATCGCTACCGCCAACAACGCCACCATCCGCCGGTATCTGCGGTGCGCTCTCACGGGCACCTACAGCAACGCCATCATTCTGGTGAACGTGGTACGTAACGAAATCGCTGGTCAGGTGTTCTAATGGCCAGGGTGCTGCACACAACGGGTCCGTTCCGGTCGTGGACCCCTGTCGCGCACCCGGGCGCCTACCAAACGTTCAACGTGACCCCGTACTGGCGTGCCGCGACCTGCGCCGAAATCGACTGCACCGCCTACACCAACGGATGGGTCAGTGTGTTCGATGAGTCCACCGACCTAGGACGCAACCAGGCCGACTACGTACGCACCAACTCCGGACGCCACTACAAGGAAACCCGAACCGAAGGTGGCCTCACCCGCTTCGATTTCCCGGCAGGGCAAACCTGCTTCCAATCACAGAACCACCGGGTGCCAGCGCAACGCCCCGAGTTGTACATCGTCCGGGGCGGCGACTGGCGTAAAGCCGTAGGCCGACCACACGTGTACGACCGACCCGATCAGTGGGCAGACGATTTCGCTGCCCACACCGACCGCCTGTACCGAGCACGGTCCAGAGCCGGAACAGCCAACTACTAACCAAAGGAGAGCCCCATGGCTAAGGAATCCGGCCTCGGCTGGACCACGTTCGCGGTCGATAACTCGGCCGGCAGCCCCAACAACATCAGGAACGACACCACCCAAATCAACTGGTCGATCCCCCGTGCCGTGCAGGACATCACTGGTCTCGACAAGTCGGCCCGGGAAACCCTGCTTCTGTTGGCCGACTTCTCGTTCACCGCGACAGGTGTCTTCAATGACGCCTCCAACCTGAGCCACGACACCTTCAAGACGGTGTCGTCCAGCACCGTGGTACGGACCGTCACGAACACCGTGTCGGGCAACACCCTGGCCTGCGAGTGCAACCTGACCGACTACGCCCTGAACCGTGCCGCCACCGGCGAATTCACGTGGTCCGTCCCTGGTGTCCTCGCTGACGGCACCGCTCCCAGCTGGGCTTAACCCCGAAAGGACCCCCACCCCCATGACCACGACAGATGACACGTTCCGACCTGACCCGCCAGGCAAGCGGGTCAGGCGGATCAGTTACGGGCAAGACACGGACATGCCGGGCCTGTGGCTCCGGGTTGGTGGCCTGTCTCTATCCGAATGGATGGAAGCGAAATGGAACGCCGACCTGTATCAACTGTTCGCTGACCGTCTGGTCGAGTGGAACATGGTCGACGAGAACGGCGAACCGGTGCCCTGCACCATCGACGGACTCAAACAAGTCGACGCCTCCATGATCCGGACCCTGATCGCTGACTGGATGAACCGGGTGGCCGATGTTGTCCCTTTGGCCAGCGGCCGGACCATGCCGACGATCTCGCGAAACGGCGACTACGAGACGTCCCTCCCGATGATGGCCCCCGACTAACCCCAGTAATGCGGGGTCTCCTACTCGATGTCTGTGACCGGTTCCACGTTCACCCAGAACAAGCCAGAGCCCTAGACGCCACCGTTGTCGGCCTCATGACCAGCGACAACGCTTGGCGCAGGGTCAATATCCCGTACGCCCCACTAGGAGCACTGTAGTCAATGGCTGACATCGAGATCAGGGTCACAAGCAAGACATCAGGCGACGCGTTCGGGGACCTCCAGAAACAAGCAGCCAAAGCCAAGGACGACCTCAAGGCTGTAGCCAACGCAGCCAACATCGACGGCAAAGTCTCGATGGACCTGCGGGAAACCGATGCAGCGACCCGCATCCTCCGGGAAATAGATGCGTTCGACCCGAATGTCGACATCGATATCAATGCCGACATCTCGGAAGTCGAGATGGCCGAAGCCAGGCTCCGGGACCTTGACACCATCCCGCCCCCCAACATCAAGGTCAAGGTCGACGACTCGTCAGTACGGGCAGCCGGTGACAACGTGGCCGACGCCCTCGGGGACGGCGGCGAACAGGGTGCAGCCAAGATCGCTGGCGCTCTCGGGAACATCGACTTCAACAACATCGGTGCCTCCGGAGCCGACCAAATGGCCAGCGCCCTGGCTGCCGCTGGCCCCTGGGCAGCCGCCGCCGGATCCATCGCGGCAGTGTTCGGTGACGACTTCCTGGCCGGCTTCAACGACGCCCTACCAGCCGCCCGCACCGAAATGATTCGGGGCCTCCGGTACAACCTGTCAGGCCCCGAACTCACGGAGGTAGGCACCACAGCCGCCAACATCTACTCCAGCGGATTCGCTGGGGCGCTAACCAAGGGCGAACTACGAGAAGCGGTAGCGATCGTCAAGGCCGAACTCGGTTCCCTCGGTGACGACATCGACCTGACCCAAGTCACGAAAGAAGCCCTGCTTCTAGCTGAGGTACTTGGTGTCGACCTGACGGAAGCCATATCGACCGCCGAGTCACTGGTCGCCAGGCAGCTCGTACCCAACGTGTCGACCGCCATGAACCTGATGCTCGAAATGGCCCAGAAGACGGGTGTCGAGTGGGAAGAGATGCAGGAACTCATCAATGAGTTCGGCCCTGCCCTCAAGGCGCTCGGCATTGACGCTGGCCAAGGGTTCGACATCATGGCCACGATCTTTGAGCAGCGCCTCACCCCCCAGCTCGACCAGGCGGGCGAGATCTTCGAGGAACTGAACGAGAACATCACGAACGGTGGTGCGGCGGAGGCGCTAGAGAAGATCGGCCTCAACGCCGAAACCATGACGAACCGTGTCATCAGTGGTGGGCCGGACGCTGCCAAAGCCATATCCGAGATCGCTACCGCCATTCTCGCTGTAGAAGACCCCACCGAACGGGCCGACGCTGCCATCGCTATCTTCGGTGGAAACGTGAACCTCATGGGCGCCGAAGCCCGCGACGCCATTCTGGAACTGTTCACGATGGCCGACGGGACACGGGAAGTAGGCACCGCCCTAAGCGACGCCACCGACGACGTCGAAGAGACAGCGACTGGTATCGATCGGCTAAAGAAGATCGCTGCCGATGCAGGCACCGAGCTAGGCAACACAGCCGCTCAGCTCTCAGAGGCTCTAGACGCCATGTTCGAGCGGGACTGGGACCGGCTCGGGGAGAACATCAAGGGACTAGGCGACACCTTCACGACGAGTCTGTTGGGGCCAGTAGGCGAACTCCTCGAACGGACAGGAAACAACCCATTCGACGGGTTCATTGACGCCCTCGACAAGGTACGGGGCAAGAGCGAAGAAACCGGCGACGCCGTTGGGCTAGCCGGACGCAGGTTCGATGAAGCCGGCGAACAGGGCGGACTCGCTGGACGCAGGTTCGATGAAGAACTAGCGCCAGGGCTCGACAACGCCAAGGATTCAGCGGATGAACTGGCCTCCGCAGTCGACCGGGCAAAGGAAGCGTTCGACGCCTTCGGCGGAAGGTTCGATGAAGCCGAACTAATGCGGAAGATCGAAGAAGAAACGATTGCAGCCACCGAGGCTGTGCAAGGGCTGGAGGAAGGTACCTACAAGCTAGGTGAAGGGTTCGACCGGTCAACAGAGAAAGGCCGGAACGCTGAGGCTGCCCTCGAAGATCTGTCCGGTGTTCTGGATGACGCCAAACGATCCTACGAGAACGGATCGATTAGTGCCCAACAGCTAGCCGACACACAGGTCATCGTCGAAGGCAAGATCCGTCAAGTAGCTGCCGCGATGGGGGCCGGGAAGGAAGCCACCGAAGAACTCGTTGCCACCTACGGCACCGTCCCTTCCGAGGTGTCCACCATGTTCAATGCGTACACCCAGGCAGCCGCCGGAGCTGTGGCCGGGTACGCAGCCGCTATCGCTGGCATCCCCAGAGTTGTCAACACCACCCTCAACCAAACCACCTACCAGCAGACCATCGTCCGGCCCACCGCCAGCGTCTCCAGATTCGGGGAGGCACACGGTGGAGTCACTGGTACAGCCGCAACCGGTGGCATACGCCACAACATGACCCTCGTCGGGGAGCACGGGCCGGAACTGGTTGACCTAGCGCCAGGCAGTTACGTCCACTCCAACCCCGACACCGAACGGATACTCGGTGGGCAAAGCCAAACCGTCGAGATCCATGTTCACGTTCACGGCTCCGTACTCACAGAAAGAGACCTCAAGGAAACCATGCGGGACGCCTTCTACCGCTCCGACGTGAACGTGTACGGCCGAAACGGATCCTGACCGTGGCTGCACCAGCATGGATCTCGACCACAGGCACCAGTTCCACCGTCTGGGCCGATTCCCACACGATCAGCCTCGGCACATACGCAGCCAAGAACCACCTGGTCCTGTCCGTCTACGTCGGTGGGCAGTACAGCATGGGAATCGGTGGCCCCAGCGGCTGGACACTTGCCCTCTCCGTCGATCTGTATTTCAACCTGAAATGGCGGGTATGGATCAAGCAAATGGACGGCAACGAGGGATCGACCGTCTCGATCACGACCCCCGGGTACGTGACACAATGCTCAGCCCAAGTGATCCGGTTCTCTGGAGGCAACGCAGGCACCGTCGAAGGAACCTCGTGGGACATCGAGTACCTGTCCGCCACCGGGTACGGCACCACCATCAACCCACCATCCACGACCGCCAGTTGGGGCAGCACGACCAACACTTGGGTAGCGCTGGCCTGCGCAGCCGGTCTGTCGCCATCCGTCACGGGCTACCCCTCCGGGTACAGCAACGGTGCGGCCGCCACCGCAGGCGGCACCGTGATGAGCGCCACCAAGGCAGCCACAGCCGCCACAGATGACCCGAACTCGTTCACGATCGGTACCAGCAGCAACTACCGGGCCGCGACTCTCGTCCTGAGAGGCTCTACGCCGGTCTATGCGGGTGCAGGTGTCGCTTCCGGTAGTGGCACAGCCCGCGCTCCCACCATCACGCCTCCAACGGTCCGTGCGTACGCTGACACGGCTGCCGCCGCCACCGGGACCGCCTACTACGTCCGGACCCCACGGGTTCAGGTCCCATCGAACCTCGTGATCGAGTGGGACCTCGACAACGACGGCGATTTCAGTACCGCCACCGAAACAGTCACCCCGTACGTGCTGGGCGGGGATCTGCGAGTCGGGCGCGACTACCCCAGCCAAGTCACTGGGCGGACCACGCCAGGCCAACTCCGGATCACGTTCGACAACAAGGACGACCGGTTCAATTACTTCAATACCGCCAGCCCATACAACACCGCCCCCTACGACCTCAAGACGGGGCGCCTCATCCGGGTACGAACCAGTGAATCCGCCCCGGATGACCCGGTTCTGTTGGCTCGCCACAAGTTCCGGACCCTGGGCCCTCTCGGGGACGACGAACTCGGGAACACCTGGACGATACCGGCCGGTAACTTCACCATCTTTGACGGGACAGCCGAAGCGGTCGGGCCAGCATCCAGCTCAGGGCACGTCAATATCGCTTACCTCGACCTCGGGACTGAGGACTACTACGCCCAAGTCATCATCCCCCAGAAAGACGCTATCAACCGTGTAGGCATGGTGTTTCACTACACCGATGTCAACAACATGTGTTACCTGTACCTCGGTGATGGTGTCATTTACATCTACAAAGTGGTCGGTGGAACCCACACCGCACTAGCCCACGACGGAGCCGAGAACCGAGACCACATAGCCCTCGGGTTGCAGGTACACGACAGCACCATCAAGGCATACATCGACGGGATAGAAGTCCTTTCCACCACCGTGTCCGGTGTCACGCTCACCTCGAACGTTGGCCTCTACGGCAGGTGGTACTATCAGCGTCCCCCCAAATTCACTGAGTTCTTTGCGTGGAACCGTTCCCGGATCATCCAAAGCTGGGACACCCAAACCACCAACGACGGGGTACTAGGCACATTCCGGGTGACATCAGTCAGGCCACGGGTACAGGGCAAAGTCAAGACCTGCGAAGTGACCGCCGTCGGAGATCTCGGGCTACTCGACCGACCCGTCACGCCACCAGCCAGCACCGGACCCAACCCAACCCAAAGCTACGGCAGCAAAGCAGGCCAACTAATCGGGAACGTCCTTTCCCGCATCGGGCTTCTCCACCCCCCAGGCCCCATCGATGCTGGCGTGATCACGTTGGGCTCCGTCGGTATGGACCGGCAGCAAGCCATCAGTGTGGTACGGGCCCTGGAAGCGACCGAAGTCGGGATGGTGTACGAACTGCCATGCGGTGGAATCGGGTTCGAAGATAGAGACGCCCGCCTCGACTCCACCGTCACCGCCACCTTCACGGATGATCCAGCCGTTCAGGGATACACAATCGAAGAGATCGAACAGCGGGATTGGCAGGGCGACATCATTAACCAGGTCACGAACGAGGTCAGTGCCAGCCTCCCACTGAACGTGTGGTGGGAATCACAGTACGGGAACAACTCGCCAGGCACTCTCGATATCGACATCGTCCTCCCGGACGCCGCCACCGACGGCGCCCAGGCAGGCGACCTGCTGATTGTCGCTATCGCCTCCACCATCTACACCCAGAACGTCACGTGGATCACGCCACCCGGATGGGTAGCGCTACGCCAGTTGGGCGACGATCGAGGCAAACAACGGATCTTCGCCAAGAAACTCACCCAATCCGATTTGGGTACCACCGTCACGTTCTATGAAGGATCAGCAGCAGGCGCCTTCCAAGCGATGCTCAGCCTCGTCCGCCCCTGGTACGGAAACATCGTGAACGGGGTCGCTATCAGTGAACACACTGGCTACGGAGGCCCCTCCGGATCAACCGAATCGATCGCTGGATTCAATGACCCCCCCGTACTGTTCACGCCATGGCCTATCAGCCCCACCCTGTTCCTTGTGTACCGGGCCGGAATGGAATCAACCAGCGGTGGCAGCGTCTCGACGTCCAGCGACGACCAGGCCCCAAACGGGTTCGACACTCACATCGCTGTGTTCATTGACGCCGCCGCAGGTGGCCCCGCCTACGACTGCGCCCAATCGTTCGCCCGTCGCATCCGGACCGAACAGATCATTAACCCCACCCCATTCGGTGGCACCTTCACGGGTTTCAATTACGTCGAAGCGTGCACCGTAGCGGTACGCGGCTACCTCGGAGACGACCCCCCCGCGACAGGCGGGCAAGCGATCGTTAACACCAACACCGAATCCCAGAACGACCGAGCCGCAGTTCTCGAACACCCGTTCCCGGGCCGGTTCTATGAGCACGAAGACGCCGCCAACACAGCCGCCAACCAACTACTCGCCCGCTACGCCGACGACCGCCCAATCGTGATGATCGGGTTCACGGCAACCAGAGACGCAAGGCACCGGCTCCTCGCCTCCAACATCAGGATCAGTGACCGAATCAGGATCGATGCCAACGGCAACTCCGGCCTCGGGATCGACACCGAATTCATTGTCGAGACAATCACGCACACGTTCAGTAACGGCACCACCCTCTGGCGAACCCTTCTCGACTGTTCCCCCGCGACCGACGCAGCCGCAGGCGCCGACAACTACACGGCACGCATCCGGGCTGGTGCCGTAACCGGATCCGGCACCGCCAACGACCCCACAATCAACACCACCTCATCCCCCAACCCAGTCCCGGAATCGACCACAACCTCAGCCACAAACACCCCCAGCACGTCACACACCATCACGCTTCCCGGCACCACCGTCTCTGGGGAGCTACTGATCGCTGTGCTCATGTTCAACTCCGACACCACCGTCACTGGAATGTCCGGATGGACCCGCCTCGACAACAACTCAGCCTCCCCAGGCCAATCCGAAGTATGGGCCAAGATCGCCACCGGATCAGACGGGGCTAGCGTCTCGGCCACCACCAGCACCAGCCAAGCAGGCGCATTCGTGGTGGCACGCATATCCGGCAACAACGGTGGAGTCGTTAATAACACCGACTACACCATCGCCAAATCGAGCGCAGCCACCACCGCCAACCCCAACCCCCCATCCGTCACTGCCGCATGGGGCTCAAGTTCAGCCCTGTTCATGGCCATCTGTTGCGTCCGTGGCGACAACGACACCGTCACTGGCTACCCAGCCAGCTACTCAAACGGGGCCTACTCGGTAACGACCAACGGGGGCGGAGGCGGTGCCACCGCAGGCGTAGCGTTCCGGGCTCTCAGTTCCGCCACCGACGACCCAGGCACGTTCACCCTGTCAGCCTCCGAATACGGGGCCTGTTACACCATCGTGATCCGGCCAGCCTAAACAGAGACAGAGCAGCAGGGAGGATAGCCCATCCGTACCTGCTGCTCTGTCCATCCAACCTTACCCCCAACTGGGATCTTCGGGTGGCAAATCAGAGCGCCAACTACGGACCGGAAACCCCCGCCAACCAGGACGCTGATTAGGCCACCCATCCCACCGGCACCAGCCACCCGACAGAGGCTCGCCACACAACGGGCAAGCCACCGGCTGCCGGGTGTTCGCCGCAGCCGCTATCTGTTGATACTCCCGGGCAATGTTCAGTAGATCCCACCAGCCGCCCCCCTGCACCGGCCCCGGAAGCGAAGCGATCGACGTGGTAGTGCAGGCGTACGCAGTACCCGAACCGGAAGCGTGCCCAGCGTCAACCGTGCCACCCGTTTGAGCATCACCATCATGCCCTGTGCCCGACCCCGCCGCTGTGGCAGGACTCGGGGACACCTTCGCTGTGACACCCGACCCCGTACCGGTACCCGCCGCGACACCAGCCGTGCCCGTGACCGCAGGCGCCCCCACAGCCCCATGAGCGGTCCCGGTGGCAGCAGCCGACCCAACTACAGGGGCAACCTTGCACGTCGCATCGGTAGCGCTACCAGACCCGCTAGCGACCGTCGCAGCCGCCTGCGTAGCGTTAGCGGTACTGACCGTCGGGTTCTGAGTCGTCCCCGAGGCGCTCGCACTGCCCGCAGTGACACTCGCTGAACCGCCAGGCCCCGCCGCAGCACCAGTAGCCCCCGCGACACCCGTCCCAGCCGCCACCTTCCCGGTAACCGACTGACCGGCGCCAGTACCCGCCCCCACGCCCGCGCTCGGGGCTACAGACCCCTGCGATCCCGTAGCCGTCCCGCTACCGGCAGACCCCCCACTCGTAGGAGCAATCGCTAGCGACGCACCAGCAGCCAAACCAGAACCGCTAGCGACCTGAGCCGAAGCGTTCGTTTGAGTCGCGGTCGAGACCGTCGCATCAAACCCTGACCCTGTCCCCCCAGCGATCCCAACCACAGGGGCAACACTTATTTGAGGATCCTGACCTGCCCCCGTGCCGCTAGCGACTGTCGCTGCCGCATTCGTGCCAGCACTCGTAGAGACAGTCGCATCATTAGCCGTGCCAGTACCAGCCCCCGACCCAGACCCAGGCGCGACCGATCCGGTGGACCCCTGCCCCGTACCGGTACCAGTAGCAGCCCCCGAACCGAGAGCGATCGTGGCCTGCGGTGCCGGTGCTGTGCCCGTAGCAGCCGCCACCACAGCCTGAGCGGCTGTACCAACCGTGACCGTCGCATCAGTAGCGGTACCGGTGCCCGAGGCAACCGCAGCAACGGTAGAAACCGACCCGCCAGGCCCCGACGACCCACCAGTCGCCCCAGCCACCCCAGTACCAGCAGCAACCGTCGCAGTGATCCCCTGCGCAGCACCAGAACCAGAAGCGACACCTCCAGACGGCTTGACACCACCCGTGCCGCCCTGCCCCGACCCCGTACCAGCAGCGTTACCACCAGACGGGCTGACCCTGGCAGTGACACCATTCGCTGTGCCGGTACCAGCAGCATTACCAGCCGAAGCCGACGTCCCTGAGCTGATCGTCCACCGCGGGATCTCGGTGTAGGTGTTGACAGGGGAGAGCCGGAACTCTACGTAGTCGTCACCCACCAGGTCCTGGACCGCTACCGAGAACTCCAGCTCCGTGTTCCCGTCACCACCGACGTTGACCGCATCGGCCGGGTTCTGGACGTCGTGACGGACACCGGCCGTGAACGAGCCCGTCCCGCCCGTGAGCCGCTGAGTCGTGGCCTCCCCATCGGTGACGTTGGAGCTGGCCGCCACGTAGACCGGATTGTCAACCGTGCTCCCGCTGCGGACGATGAACGCCAGCGAGCACCACGAATCCGACGCGATCGACCACGTCCCGTCGTTCACGGCTTCGGAATCCGTGACCGCAGCGTCCCGGATCGCCACACCCAGAGCCACGTTGCCCCGGTCGTTGTTCGCGATCGACGTGTAACCGCTGGACAGGGTGACCAGCGGATCAGCGTCGACGCACCCAGCCCAAACCAGCCGCCCGCCCCCGTCGGTCGATCCAGCCGTCAGATCCGGTTTCAGGACGCTGGTCTCCGACGTCCCAGCGCTCGCCCTGGTGGCCGATGCCCCGATTGGGGTCGTCGAATCGAACTCTCCCGCTGGGACCTTGATAACAGTCGACGTCCACTGCTCATTAGCGTTCGGGGTGACCGAAATCGTGCCGGCGCCCCACGTCCCTGTCGCCTTCGTGTAGTAGGCCGTCGCCCGCACCTCGGTGCTGGCGGATGCCACCACGGAGCCGATCTGAGTCCACGTCTCACCGTTCGGACCGTTGGCCGGGGTGACTCCCGTGTTGTTCACGGAGTCGTCCCACCCGATGATCAGGATGATCAGATCACCAGTGGCCAGGGTCGGCCGGTCCACCAACCACGGACTGGCCGGAGTCGTGTTGTTGTCCCCGTCCGACGTCGTGTCGCCGGCCTCGATCACCGGAGCTACATCTGTCGTCAACCCGACTGGAGTGTCGACGTAGCCGCCGGTCCCGTTCACCTGGTGTTGGAGCTTCCAGGCCGTGCTGGCCGGGTCGTCGGTGGCCTGGAGCAGGAAGCGGAGGAGTTTCGGGTCCGTGACCGGCGCCGTCAGATCAGCGTCCTGGGCCGCCTCCCACCCGTGGCCGTCCTCGTCTCCGTCGTCGGTGCCCCACCGGAACCCGGCCTGCTCGACAGTCGGGGCCGGAAGGGACAGGACCACACCGACTTGAGCCGTCGTCAACCCTGTGTAACTGGTCGCTCCGAAATTGAATGTCCCGGCTGAGACACCTACCCAGTCCGCTGCCCAGACCCCAATATCTCCTGCCTGACCAGCGTCAATGCGTTCAGTCGCAATGCCTGAGCCAGTGGTGGGGGTCCGGGCAGGAGGGGTGACGGCTCCCGGCTCACCAAACCCGACGATCACTAGGTCACCGGCAGCGACGGCCTGGTTGAAAGCGGAGCCAGGTTCGCCTGCCTGTCCGGCAATACCAGTGATGCCTGAGTAACCACGAGTAACCCAGAATCCGGCGTACGTGATGAACCCGCCAGATGAAGCGACCGAGACCGTCACCTCCGAGCCAGAAGACCCAGCTACAGCGGTCCACAGCCCAGCCGCTGGCCCACCCCCGCCTAGGTCGAGCGATGACTGAGAGGAGAATGTGAGCCCAGTTCCGGTCGGAGTATTTATGTTCTGAGCGTCATCACCGATCCCGGCCAGCACCACAATGATGTCACCCGCCGCCCAGGACAGAGACGCAGATGCCGTCGAGTCATTCCCGACATCAGAGGCAAATGACACGATCCCGGCGGGGCCAATCTCGATGAGGGCCCCGAACATTTCAAGGGTGTCGGTCGTGGTCCCGAACCCGGACAGGGCAGCGTCGGAGTCGGTCGTTGAGTAGAGGGACCCGACGTTGAAACCATCGGTAACGGCCGGTGGGGTGGCCAGGGTCCATCCGCTGGGCTGGCTGGCCCAGTCGGGGGTGCCACCGTCGGACATGGTAAAGATGACGGCGAGCAGGACGGAGTTGGCTGTCTTGCCCGAGCCGAGCGCCAGGGTCGGGCTAGCGGCACCGGCAGGGTCGTCGTAATCAATCGTCTGGAGGTTTCCCAGCACCCCCGGCTGACTGCCCAGAACCTCGTAGACCGTGACCCCGTACATCGCTGTACTTGTGTCGCTGTAGGCGTCTACAACGACGGTCATGGAACTGGGTGAACCGCCTACGTCAGCCCATGCGGTGATGATCTGGGTGTCGTAATTGGCGCCGTTGCCACTCTCGAACGAAGACGAGCTGTTTTCAACAGTCCACGACAGGCTGCCGCCCGACACGGACCATGATTTGGCGGTCGTGTGATTGTTGTTCGACGCGATGGCGACAACGACCAGCTTCGAGTTCGCTGTGGGAGTGAAGCTGGCCGTGGTGGCGGTCTGGGTACCACCGAATGAACTGTTGAGTTGGGCTACAACGGTCGCCGTGGCCGCCATAGCTCACCCCCCTCCCATTTGGGGCTCAGGGGTGGATCAGGCGACCGAGAAAGACAGGATGCCGGAGGAGCTCCACACCACAGTGAACGTGCCGTTGACCACCGAGTTGGCCCCGCCGAATGAGTTGTAGCAGATGCCCGCATCGGCCGTGGGGGTGGTGATGGTATCGTCGTAGACCAGGCACCCGTAGACGTTGGCCAGGTCGGCGGCCGACCCCGAGGCGGTGTCGGTGGCGTCGTAGGTGATGGTGGTGGTGGACGTGGTCACGTCATGCCCGGAGAGGGCGACACCACCGGCGGCCCACTGGCCGGATTCCGACACCTCGTTTGTGTTCGCCCACTGCCCCGCGTTGTAGGCGGAGTTGGCTAGGGAGACAGTGTTGTCGGGCGTAATCGAGTCGTTGTAGAGCGCGACCTTCGGGGTGTCGGTGTCGAGGTCGAACGCGGTGGTCCGGTCGAGGGCCGCGAGGACGAACTGCGAGAAGATCTTGGATGACGAGCCGAAAGACATGTCAGTTGCCCTTTCCGGTAGCGGGGTCGGCGGGGGCGGCAGCAGCGCCTCCGTGGGACGGGGCTTGGGCCAGCAGGGGTGAAGCGGCGGTCACTTCAAGGGCTGTGCGGGCCTCATCGAGTTCGGTTTCGACCGCTTCCCGGGCTGCCTGGGCGTCCTTCAATTGGGCGTCCAGCCTTTCGATCTTCTCGTCCAGTCGGCTGGCGGTGTCAACCAGTGAGTTGACGACACGGTGGGCCATACCTACCGCGCCGTGCGCCTTGTCAATGTCTCGCTGATCCACTTTCAGCCTTTCTCGATGGGGTCCGCTTGGGCCATGGCAGGGAATACGTGGGTGTCGTGGCTGCCGTCGCCTCGTTCAGTATGAACCGCCATGATTGGGGTTCCGTCGATGTTGGTCCGCTGCCCTATGTCACCGTTCAGGTAGTCGCCTCTGGGCAGGGCCCGTAGGTGTAGGCGTTGTTTGAGGCCACGGTCTGTGGTTTCGACCAGAGGGGCGGACAGGTAGCGGAGGGTGGGGCAGTGGTGGAATTCGGTGTGGGCTACACCCAGGTTCGTGACGGCTCTCGTCCCGCAGTTGGGGCACTCCCAGAAGCGTTGGCGGGGGGTGAGCATGATTGCGCCCTGGTGGCGCATGGGTCAGCCTTCCAGTTCGGTGGCGAGTGCGATGAGTTCGGCTTTGGTGAGTCCGTCGGCGTTGCCGCCTAGGGCTACGACGTACGCTGCCCAGGTGGCGACGGTGGCGGAGGTGGCTGGCCTGGCGGGTGCCTCAGGTTCGGTGTCGGGGTCGGCCTCTACGTCGTCCTGAGCGTCCTGCACAGCCTCTTCGGGGGTGTCGGCCTTGGGTGCCTCAGTGACTCCCTCCGCCGGGGTCTCGGGGGTTTCTGTGGGGCTGGTGGGGTCGGTAGCGAGGTCTACGTTTGTGGCGCCACCGTGGACCGTGGCCTTTGGCATGGGTTCGTTTCCTTGTTCGTGGTGGTGGTGGTCGCCGCAGTGGGGGCAGCCGGTGGGGTGTTCGGGGGGGTATGCGGTGGTGCAGTTGTTACAGATCCACAGCATGGGGTTCGGGTTCTTCTTTCTTCCGGCGGGTGTTGCGTCGGAGGGGTGTCGTGGTTGGTTCGGTGTCGCGGGTGGGGTGGGGGTATCGGCGTGTGAAGGGGTGGTTGTGGTCGTCGGGGTTGGTGCCGTATTGGCGGAGTGGGGCGCTGCACCCGCTGGCGTGGCAGTGGGTCAAGTAGGTTCCCCAGAGCGTTGAACAGCGGGTGCAGATCCACATGGCGGTTAGGCGGCTACGAGGGTGGCGGCGTCGGTGGAGTAGGGGATCCAGGTGACGTACCAGGTGATTGCCCCGTCGGTTCCGCCTGAGACGGATTCGATTTGGCCGATGGGGAGGATGAGTGGGCGGGACAGCATGGCTCCGGATTTGACGATCGATGAGGCGGGGGCGCCGTCGAAGGAGAGCATGGTTCCGGCTGCGGTGTCGGTGGTTCCGATGTCGGTGGCGGCGACGATGTCGGCGGTGTCACCTGTGGTCGGGTTCGACTGCAACTTGTAGGAGTTGGCCACGGTGATTGCGGTGGTTACGTGGCCGACGATGCTGGTGATCATGACGAGGCCACCAGCGATCGTGAACAGGGGCACGGTGGAGGCGGCGAGGGTGCCGGTGGACTTCGACACTACGTTGGAGCCGAGGATGGCCTTGCGGTAGGCGGAGCCGGGGACGTAGGCGCTCATTCAGTGCTCCTAGGCGTTGTCGGCACCGAGGCGCAGCATGTTTCCAAGGCGCACCGGGTCTCGGGGGTTGGCCAGGTCGACCTTGATGTACAGGAACGCGGCCAGCTGGGCGTTGTTGCTGAGGTCGGCCTGGTTGACGCTGATGTGGGTGTAGCCGTCGGCCAGTGAAGAAGCGGGTACGTGGATGACGTAGATCTTCTGTTTCTGGGCGTCGTCGGCTACTGCGGTCATGATCGCGGCAGCGGTTTGAGTTGTCTTCTCCCACGCTTCATCACCGTCGAGGAGGGTTTCGCTCTTGCGGTAGATGGTGGTCATGACGGCAAGGTTGGCGGTGGTGCCACCCGTGTAGGCGGTGTGTTGCTGGAGGGACGGGACGGGATCGTCGTTGTCGGTGCCGGCACCGTAGAACAGGACGATGTCGACACCCCCGCAGTCCTGAAGGGATACCCGCTTGCCGGTGGCGCCAGCGGTAGCGAGATCGACGGGGGCCAGTGCGGCACCGATGTCGTAGAGTCGGCCGAGGCCAAGCATGGTTTCTGGTACCTCCGGTGGGTTAGCTGCGGGTGGCGAGCTGGACGTAGGGGGACAGGGTCGGGCCACCGTTCTCGGGGGTGATTTCGGTGCGGAGCCAGGGGGTGCCGTCGACCCGGTTGATGATCCGGAACGAGGTTTGGTCGTTGCCGTACCGGTAGTGGGGGGACGATGTCGCGGACATGGCCTGGCGGTCACCGATCAGGTAGTAACCGAAATCGACGAACGAGATGTCGCCCTGGGTGCCGAGCACGCCAGGGGCTTTCTCGGTGAAGATGACGGGGCGGCCGAGGATCGTCATCGGGGGACCCTGGACACCGTTGTTCAACCAAATGGCGGAGCCGCCGGTTCCGACGGTGAGTGCCATGGTGGCCAGCTCGGGGAACGTGTCGATTGAGCAGACCCACACGGCCCGCCCGAGGGACGAGGGGAGCATACGGCTGAACATCTTGACGATGTTCTCCCAGTAGATCGTGGCTGCCGTCTGGCCGGTTTCAGCGGTCACGGTGATCATGGCAGGGTTGGAGCCGGACAGGCACCCGAGGGGTTCACCGGCACCGGTGCCCTTCATGAACGCCTTGTCCTCGTAGAAAGCGAGGGCCTCAGGGAACTTCTGGTCGATGAACGCCTGGAACGACATCAGCGAATCGCTGATCAGTTCGTTGGGGACGTTGGCCAGGGTGGTCAGCTTCTTGGCGTCAAGGACGATCCGGCCGAACGAGGCGCTGGACTCGGTAAGGGCGGCACCCTCTTCGGTCCAGTAGGCCACGATCCCACCGAACACCGAGCCCACGTGGGTGGTCTCATCGATCGCGGGGAACGGTACCCGGAGGGTTTCCATCGGGACGACGAACGCCAGGGGGCGAACCACGCTGTTCTCAAGGGAGATCGAGAGAAGCTGGGAGCGAAGCTGCTCGGGGATCAGGAACCCACCCTCCGAGGGGACGCCACTGGTGAAAGCGTTCCGGATCCGGCCGATACGGGCGTGATCCTCAGCGTTGAGCTGCTTGTGGTGCCAGATCAGGTTGAAGAACTCGGCCGAGTTGCGGAACTCGCCGTCAAGGCGAGCACCGAGCGCCTGCGGGTTGAACAGACCGTTCTTCCCGTTGAAGGTGTTGGCCTGGCCGATACCCATCCCTCGGGGGGTGCCCTTCTCAAGGCCGACCGGCTGGAAACCTTCCTGCTCCTGATCCCGGAGGAACTGGGCCCAGCGGCGATCGATTCCTTCCTGGATCTGGGCCTGAACATCCTTGTGCTTGTTGATCTGGAGAGCCGACACCTTGTCGATGAAATCGACCAGGGCGGCACCGTTCTTCGTGACCTTCTCCCACCGGGCGGGATCGCTGGCCAATTCAGCCAGCGCCTCAGCGGTGTCAGGGATCACGACATCGTCGTCAACGGTGTCAGAGGCCGAACCGGGGAACGGCGCGGTACGCGGGTTGGGAGCCGTCATGGGTTCAGGACCTCCAGGTAGCTTCGACGGATCTCTTCGATGGGGGTGGGGTTGTTGCTTGGGGTGGGTGCCGCGGGGGCGGTTGGTGGGGGCAGTTGCGCAGCCGCCCGGGTAGCCGCCAACACCATCTCGGCGGACGACACAGGGCGGGCAGCGATCGTGGACGCCGCAGCAGCCACAGCAGCCCCTACGACGTCCGGCTGGATGGCAGGCTCAGGGGTCATAGGGGTGTGGCGGGCGATGGCAGCGAGGACGGTTTCTGGGGTCACTGGTGGAAGGTCGGCAGGTGGAGTCTCAAGCTCTACACCTGCCGGGCCTTCCTCCCCTTCGGGCCCGTTGCTGGCGACAAGCGTTTCGGGCCCTGTTTCCCCTGTGGCGGTGGGTGGCTGAGGGGCGGGGTCGTTGGCCTGGGTCGGCGGTTCGGTTGGGTCGTCATCCACCGCGTTCATGGGGGTAGGGGCCGCCGCCCGCCCCTGGAACCGGTACCCGGAAAGGGCAGCCGCCCACATGGCGGCAGGATCTTCGCCTCGTTTGCCCTGTTTCGCTACCTCGTCAGCGAGGCCGGCCGTGACCGCCTCATCAGCGGAGTACCACGTTTCGGCCTCCATTACTTTCCTCCACGCCCTGGTTGTGCCCTGCCCGGAACGGGTGGCGTAGATCGAGGCGAGGTTGTCGGAGTGACGGTCGAGTTCTTCGGCTGCGTGGCGGTGGTCGGCAGCGTTACCGATCGTGAGACCCCAAGCGTCGTGGATCATCATCTGGGCGTTGGGTGCGATCACGATCCGGTCGCCCGCTTGGGCAATGATCGAAGCGATCGAGGCAGCCAGCCCGTCAATACGGACCTCGATGCGTGCCGGGTGGTCGACAAGGGCGTTGTAGATAGCGATCCCGTCGTAGACATCGCCGCCTGGGCTATTGAGGTGCAACTCAATATCGGATGCGGTCAAGTCCCTTAGATCACTGATAAACGCTGCCGCTTCTACCCCGTAGAAACCGATCTCGCCGTAC